AATATTAGTACGGGTGGCCGCTTTTGGAGCCGAAATTTAATTCAAAATTCAAATTCAAATTCAAAAGTTGTAGAGATAATTACGAATATGCCATATGGTGACAAGGTATATATTGTACACCAGTCACCAATTCATTCCACAGAGTTTGTTGTCACCAAATGGATTGCCCGGGCACACAATATTTCTCTCTCTAGAAATTTCTTTGCAACTGCTCTGCCGACTATTTAACAATTTATTTATTTGCTGTAATTTAGGATCCACGGACGTCAGAATAAAATTCATATAATAAATTTTTCAATTTTCTATTTTATGGGATTTTAGGATCCACGGACTTTGGTAATTAGGATTACAGAAGGGCTATTATTACTAATTAATTTGTTTATTGTATGGGACTTAGGTTCCACGGACTTTGGTAATTATAGTCGTTTCAGAGATCTTCAAACAAATTAATTAAGTTCAGCATATATAATTAACAAATTAATTATTTCTATGTCCTGCCACTGTTCAGTTGAACGACATGGAATCTACAGACATTAATTGGAATCTACAGACGATTAGAATGTCTGTCAGTAAATGATTTATAGGGTTTCCACACGATTTTAATCAACTGGATATTACAATTTATTGTAAGTGCCGCTGCGCGGCCTTTGAAGATTAAATGAATAGTTAGTATGTGATAGTTCCTTCGGTTGGAAGTTTCGTACTCTGACAATGATATGTGGGACCCGGACCGTTTATGGTTTTTAAAAACCACAAACGTCAACAGATCAATAGGTTCAGTGCATGGTAAGTTCAATGGAAACACACACCTCAACACTTGCCTATACGACCTCCGATAGAACTGAATACCAACTATCCAACGACCTCACAGACGTGACTCTGCTGTTCCCTTCAACACTCGACCAACAATTATCAAGACTCCGTGGTCGTTGTCTACGAATAGATCACGTAATACTGGAGTATAGAAACCAAGTTCCAATAAACGCGACCGGACATGTGGTCATTGAAATGCACGACACCAGATTGGGTGAAGGGGACTCAAAACAGGCGGAATTTACAATTCCGATTGGATGCAACTGCAACATTCACTACTACTCGTCCTCGTATTTTTCTCCAAAGGATCCTAATCCATGGAGGGTCATGTACAGGGTAGACAATTCAAATGTCATCAATGGGGTCCATTTCTGCAGGATCCAGGGCAAGCTCAGGATGTCATCGGCAAAACAATCTTCTGACATCCAATTCCGGTCCCCAAGAATAGATATTCTTTCGAAGGCCTACAACAACACACACATAGATTTCTGGACTGTTGGACAGGCCCAGGCCCAATTCTCAAGACACCCAGTCATGGGCCTGCGATCTGCATCTGCCCGATTTCAACGGCCCACTATCGGCCCAGGAGAGACATGGGCCTCTGCAAGCTCAATTGATGGGCCTTCGATTGCGGATTACCCATACAGGGCTCTCAACAGACTGGACCCAGCATCACTAGATCCGGGCCCATCAGCATCACAAGTTACTAATAATGTTATTAGTGCAGGGAACTCAAATGTAAACGATGATGTCATAAACATCATCAAAAAAACGGTCGAACTTTGTATCGCTTCGAATAATGTAACAACAAATGCAAAGCCTGTTTAATAAAATTTTTATTTTATTCAACCCAAATACTTTGTATCATATTTCACATGAACCTCTGCGGTTACAGGGCTATCGCACAGCCATACATAGTACAATACCAGGGCGTTTTTCGATATATTTCCATACCTACCACTAGCCTCAAGACTAGGAATGTCTTTGAATCTAACCCAAAAGGGATAATGTCTCATGAGAACTCTATAGTCAAACTTAAAAACATAAGTCGATAGAGAGGTATTAACAATAGACTTCTTCTGCCAAAGCACACGAAACCTGTCCGCATGATTGTCACGGACACGTAGATTGGAACATGATCCTTGCTCGAGCCCAAATAACTCTCCATAAGGGACAATGGGATCACTAGATGAAAATTCAGATGGCCTCATGTCACGCACAAGGACGGTAGTGAATATGCCGTTGATGCAAGTGGAAGATGCACCCGGCGTCGAGCCGACCTGCTTCACAACAACGGAGCCAGAGGCACTCACGGAAAGGACCTTGATATAGTCGTTTACACGACTACAAAATGCACTGCGGGAGATGCTAGGGTATGTTATATATGACACCTTCGAGGTATTGTTGGTGATCACGTACTGGGGACCAGTCTGAACCTCCTCGATCGTCTGAATCTTCATGGGGACTCTGTCGGAATTTCTATTAAACAGAGTAGTCCGAACACGACCATGCCTCCGTTGGGAATAGGACATACCAGGGTTACGTGACCTTGGCTTGCCAGAAATATATCTACCCAACCTAGGTGAATAAACGGGACCGGAGGCAGGTCGCCGCCGGGCAGACGTCGGATAATTGCTCAGACGGTACCATCCGCCGGAACGCTCATTTGATAGAGCAGGCATTTTGTTCAGGGATAGTTTCCCGGCGGCGAAGGGTTTTATTAATATTTTCAGATGTGCAGGACAAGACTCGCATTTTAAAATAAACGACTTCTACTGCCACGTGTCGACTACTAACTCGTTCAAAATTAAAGGGCTTCATGGTAATTTCACCGACAGGGGACAGGGGCTTTTATGTCTTTTTGACCAGTCAATCCACGTGGCATATGGGGGCCCACTATAAGAGGGGAGGGCGCGGCCACCCGGT